GTGAGACTGAGCATTTCAGTAACTCCCACACAGAGCGAGGCACTGCGCTGGAGCCAGAGGCTAGAGAATCCTACGAGTTTATTACCGACAATGAGGTGCTAGAGTGCGGCTTTATTGTAGACCCTACGTTTAGCTATGGCTGCTCACCTGACGGCCTTGTAACAGAGAACGGCCAATCCGTGGGTGGCCTAGAGATAAAATCCCCTGCTGCGAAAACGCAGGCATCTTACTGGAGAGATCCTACATTAGCTGTAAAGAAATACTGGTGTCAGATACAAGGTTGTATGTGGCTTACCGGGAGGGACTGGTGGGATTTGTTTACCTACCATCCCAAAATGCCTCACGTTCTAGTCAGAGTTGACCGGGATGATGAGTTTATAGAGAAAATGGCCGTTGAGGTTAAGGCGGCTGCAACTGCAATTAAAACCCAAGTGGAGAAGAAGCAATGAGTGAGTACGAAACACGCGACAACAGTGGCGCTATCTTTAAGAATGACCGCAAAGAGCAAGAGAACCAGCCTGACTACAAAGGCTCTGCACGAGTAGGCGGTGTTGATTACTGGGTCAGCGTATGGCTTAAAACGTCTCAGAACGGCGTTAAATTCATGTCTACCGCGTATACGCCGAAGGAGCCTATCCAGGCACCAATGCCTGCTAGTAACCCTCAAAACATGACTATGGAAGAGCTAGATTCCGACATTCCGTTCTAGCATAAAAAAGCCCCCCTTTCGGGGGGCAAACCATAGGAGGTGAAGCAATGCCTCACCAGCCGATAATAACATAGGAATGATTAAAATGACCAATGCAGGCAAGTGCCTAAAGATTCTACAGGCTAGATTTGGTATCAGCAGCGTAGACTTGGCTAAAAATATGGAATGTCATCCGCAGCAAGTACTGCGCTGGAGAAGCCAGGAGAACATGAAACTGCATACATTGCAGAAGATTTGCGTGATTGCTGGCATTACCGTAGATGAATTTTGTGAGATGGAAAGGTAGAAAAAGAAAACCCCCTGTTACGGGGGCTTTACTTTAAGTCTCGGAAGGACTTATACTTGATGTGCGAATAACAAGTTGTCAAAGTATACCACAAGGTATATATCACAGTAGTTTATTTCACTGTCTGATAACGTCTTTTAACGTCCGATAACGTCTTATTCGCAAATAGTGCTTGGGCTAGAGCAGCCATGAATTGACATGGCCCTTCGGGTGGCGAACTCCATAATAAATGCCATAGTCGCGGTTGACCCTCCGCGCATAGCCTCAGAAGCAGATCGGTTTCTGCTGAAGAATAGTTTGGATATACGATACAAGCATTGTTTCAACCGCTAAGTCGCTACGGCCCTTAGATCGATTTTTTTGCTCATGCAAGCAAAAGGGTTTATATTATCCTTAAATAAGTTAACAATAAGTAACAAAGTAAATATAAAGAAACATTTATTATTAGCTGGGTGAGGCGGGAGCCGAGCCAAAGGAGTGAAAGGTGAGCGGAAAAGGCAGCAAACAACGCCCCACAAAAAAAGCATCATACGATAAGAATTACGATGCAATATTCAATAAAGACAAAACCCCACAGGAGAAGAAAGATGACACAAAGAGAAAGAATCTTAGATTATCTAAGTGAAGGCAAAGAGCTGACAAGGTTAAACTGCTGGGATCAGCTAGGGATACTTGAGGCTCCGGCAAGGATAAGTGAGCTAAGGTCGCAAGGGCATCTGATAGTAACTGAAATGATTGAGGTTACTAATCGCTACGGAGAACCTGTGAAGGTTGCAAAGTGGAGTATGCGCAATGATAACTAAATGCGGTAATGAGTGGGAGCCAACACAGGAGATGATGCAGGGGTGGGCTAAAACCTGCCCCGACATCAACGTCCAAGGTGAGTTAGACAGGATGACAATGTGGTGCCAAGCCAACAAGGCCAAGCGCAAAACGATGGGAGGTATGTTTAAGTTCGCCAACACCTGGCTAAATGGTGAGCAATCTCGCGCTGCTCGAAACAAAGTTCAGGACAAAAAGAAAAAGAATAGTATGAGAGCGCAAGGCATAGACGCAAAACTGACAGACATCACCTGGATGCCTGATGAGCACAAGCATATGATGCGTAGCTTTTATCTACAGAAGAATGGCTTCTACCACTATGACGGTAAATTCTATGAGCAATAAGCCGAGTAAATACACCCCCTTTCGTGGCGAACATCCTTATTTCATGGATGGAGTTTCATACTGCCACATGGAGTACAGCAAGTGGACATTTGACAATGATCCGCAAAGAGGCGTAATAAAATCTACGATAAGCGGTCGTCTTAAAGGCCGTAAATACTGTGAACCTCATCACCTTTTGCCTGTACTAGAATTTGCTGATGCTAGTAAAGAAGTGAAAAAACTGAATGGTTACTGCAAAGAAAATAGGCTTAGAATACTCAACGCTCCGAGGCTGGAGACTAGGCTTGAAGGTATCTCGATGAAGTGGCTTAAAACTAAGCTGACAAAGATAGATCCTGATTACAGATTTGTGAGGTAACAATGAATGCAGAAGACGTTACTGTCAGCAATGATTACAGCTTGAATGCTTTTATTGAACTAGTTAAACGCCAGCATGAAGAGCATGGTGTGATGACCTACCGATATCACAAGGGCAAAAAGCGAAGCCGGGTACAGAACAACAGTTTGCAGAAGTACTGTCAGAATCTAGCTGATGCCTTGAATGACGCTGGGTTTGATATGCGCCATGTCTTCAAAGATGATGCCGACATCCCCTGGACAAAGAACAGTGTCAGGGAGCAGTTGTGGGTGGGCATACAGAAAGCTCACACTGGTAAGTCTAGTACGACTCAACCCACGACTAAGGAATATATTGAGATTTATGATATATTGAACAGGTACTTAATTAATAAGCATGGCATAAGCGTTCCGTGGCCATCAAATCCTGAATCAGAAATGATCAGAAGGAAGAAGAATGAGTAAGATAGACCCGCGAGTATTAAAGGAATTTGCAACTACTGAAAGGCATCACCAGGTACTCGATGCGGTAATACAGGCTGGATCGGCAAACAAGGCCAGCAAAAAGCTAGGAACATCCAGGCGCAATGTGGATAAGATGTTGCGTAGGTTAGAAGCGACTGCCGCTGGCAAGGGAGTCGCACCGCACAGGGATTTGGTACACCAGACCGCAGAGGGGTTTGAAGCAAAGCGCATATCCACCGCTTATAAGGATGATGGGTCAGTAGCCCTGCAATGGGTCATTCAGGAGCCTCAGAAACGCGATATGAGGGCCAAGATCGATGCCATGATGGAAGGCATGAAAGACGATCTAAAAGGCTACATAAAGCCTACAAAAGAACCTAAAGCAGTAGATTCTGATTACCTAGCCATGTATATGATTGGCGACCACCATTTTGGCATGCTCGCCGACTCAGAAACTAAGATGGACAACGATGACTGGGATATCAAGATAGCGACTCAGATACTTATGGATTCGACCTCTAGGCTGACTAAAAGAGTAGGCAATGCGGAGGTTGGGGTTCTATTAAATGTTGGCGACTTTTTTCACGCCGACAGCAGCTTTAATACTACTACCAAAGGCACCCCTGTAGACGTAGATACCCGGATAGGTAAGACGTTCAAACTTGCTGGAAGGCTGTTCAAGGTTCTGATAAATAAAATGCTAGAGACCCATAAAAAGGTTGTTGTCATCAATGTCAGGGGCAACCATGACTTTGATATGGCGTGTCACCTATCTAGCTGTCTCGAACTTCTTTATGACCAAGAGCCTCGAGTGGAGGTAGTCCCTAACTACTCGAAGTTTATCCACTATCAATGGCACAACAATCTTTTCGTATTTCACCACGGGGATAGAATAAAGCACGAGCAGATACTTCAGGCTGTGATTAAGAATCTCGATAATCAGTGGAGCGCAAGCAAAAACAGGTACTGCCATTTAGGACACATACATCACCACACGGCCAGGGAAGTAGGTTCTATGCATTTTGAACACTGGGGCAGTCTAACAGCTACTGATCAATGGCATAGTGACTCAGGCTACGGAGCAGAACGCTCTATGACCTCTGTGGTTTATCACAAAGACAGCGGCGAAGATTCTCGCGTAAAGATTAAGGTAGGATGATGAGTAATGTCATTAACTTTCCAAAGGCTGGTATCAGTGCTACTAAACTGTTCTGTGATTGCGGTAATAGCCTTGAGTATTGGGTTGGCGACGATGGCAATGGCTACGGTATTTGTCCTCATTGCAACCTTGGATATCCTACAAAGATTAGTATCCTTGAGACGGAGGAAGATGAATGAGTGCGCTAGACAACCAGGTAGGTGGCGACCATTACAAGAATAAAGCTATACAGCCTATCGAGTACATAATGGCAAATGAGTTGGATTTTTGTGAGGGGAATATCGTTAAGTACATTACTCGCTGGAAGGATAAGGGCGGGGTAGAGTCACTCAGAAAGATCAAGCACTACGTTGATTTTCTGATCGAGAGAGAGATCAATGGCCAAACGTAAAAAGACTACTGTCGCCCAGGAGGTAGAGAAGGCAGCAAAGCTACTACAAAGGCTTGTGCGACTGAAGGCAAGCGATGATAACGGATACTGCCAGTGCGTTACCTGCGGCAAAATAGACCACTACAAGGCAATGCAGGGCGGCCATTTCATACCTAGAGGACGAACCGTCTTTAAACTATTTGAGGAAAACATTCACCCCCAGTGCCCTAGCTGCAACCTCTGGGGCATGAAGCAGGCGCACTACGTCCTAAGATACAGGCAGTGGATGGCCGATACCTACGGGGAGCGCAGAGTAAAGGCTATGGAGCGGTTAGCCTGGAGGGCATCCCCTAAGTTTAACCGGGAAGAAGTGATACAGTTTGCGCGTGAAGTAAAGGAGCAGATCAAAGATCAGGAATGGCGCATCGGAGAGATGTAACAAAAAGGTTTACTTTATTCCATAGTTATGCGATTCTATACCCTCATTCAACGTACAGAGGGTAAACAAATGCTTTTAGAAGATATATTTGAAAAGTCAGCCAGCCACTTATTAAATCAAGGCAAAACGTCTCATTTAAAAAACTTAGATAGTACCTGCGCATACAGAGGCGACGATGGGGCAATGTGTGCTATTGGCTGCTTGATCGACGATGAAGCGTATGACTTTGTCATAGAGGGTAAGTCTTTTGACATGCCAGAAGTTGAAAGGGCATTAAGGTCTAGTGGTATAAATTTTGATGATGATCAATTTATTTATGCTCTTTTAGCAGACCTACAAAATATACACGACGAGTATAAACCAGAAATGTGGCTGCACCAGTTATATCGTTTAGCCGACCGATATCAGTTCAAAATGGTGGGGGTGTAAAAATGGATATCAAAAAAAGAGAAGAAATCGCTGCTGCGCGTAAAGATTTTGTACTAGCTATCTTTATCGTTGCGGCTATCGCGCTTGCGCATAACATGGCATTCAACGACTGTATAACTATGGGGGTGTGCTGATGAGCTAGCATGTACTAGATGATATTGTCGGGATGATTCGCGATGAGAAGCCAATGTGGGAAGGTGACATCATGGAGCTAACAGACGATGCGCGTGATGCCCTAACATGCACCTGGCTGCAAAACCACAAAACTTGGGCAGACGATATATTCCCTCACACTATTAGTGACCGCTATGATTTCGCTCTGGCGTTGCTCTACGGCCCGTATGGATCGCCTGGCATCATGTCTCAGATGTTAGTAGAGGCTGCTGAAAGAAATGCCAAGGATGTTGACGGTGATGCATACTTCTCTGAGGCGCTTGATTGGTTTGATGAGCTTTTGTGGACAGACGATCTGATTGAAACGATGAGGGATCGAATCTATTTATACTGTGAAGGAACTTTACACGAAGCGGTTCAGGACAGTTACATTGACATGATGCATCAAGAGAAGATAGACATGGGGGTTCACTGATGGATGTGCAAGAGCTAATTAATGACGCTAACAAGTTTGCTGACCAAGCGATAAGGCGGTCTAGGTTTCAGTCTTTAGGAACCAGTATAAGACAATGGCTGACTGAGCCAGTGATAGTTTACAAACTACACTTAATAACCATGACATCATTATTGTTTCTATTCATCGGGTATGAGATACTAAATTACTAGCCGAGGGTTGCATAGCCTTTTCCCGCCAGATTGATCTACTGGTGGCTGAAATAAGATCAGGCCAGGGTTACCTTAGACCTTTGACCCAGATTAGCCCACTGGGGAGCCGATACGGGCTTTTATCATGCGTTACGCGCATATCAGGAATACTAAAGTAGCATTTCAGTAATCTCACACCTTTCTATACAATGCCGCCCTCACTCACCAACAAGGGGGCAAACAGTGCTAATTTACATGATCGTTTTTGTGATAATTTCACTTACCGCAGTAGCTGCTGACGACATCGCATAAACACAATATTTCTTTTATAGACATAAATGATTATAATACCCTTACATTCCAAGAGGGTATGTCATGAACACAGTTAAACTATCCAAAAGTTTGAGAGATTGCCATGACTGGGAGCTGAGTGATCAGATTACCCGGTTTGATTCTATTCTTCATTCTATGATGACGACAGATGTCGCCAGAGATAAGCTAAGAAGTGAGCTGATTGATTGGCAGGATGAGGTAAGCAACATGGTCGATGAGCGTTCAACCTATGAGCCTTACGAGGGATTTAGAGAGTTCGCTAAAATGGCTGAAGACCTATTCGGCACCGAAGTTTGATATAATCGGCCTAGAGGGCTGGTTATGATAAGAATAGATTGTGATGAAAACGTGCATGATGCTGATTTAGATTTGGTTGAGAGGTTTGCAGAAGCCCTTATAGATCAAGATACAGTAGCCATGCAGGAAGTTCTATATCTGCTAGATGAGCGTATGTCAGGTGACTGCGTTTGTCTGGCTGTCGATTGC